TAGAACGGAGTTTCTTCGTCGCCAGTCGTGGCGGCAGGAGATTCCCCAGATGGAGATGACGCTATCTTTTCGGCCACCGTGTAGATGGAGCGAGCGAGTCGCTCGAGCTTAGAGCTAAACTCCTGCTCAGATAGATCCGATCCCTTGAGTAGGTTACAAGCATTGTTAATACTCATACCTACACGCATCCCGATCTCGCGATCGGCGTTCGCTACAATGGATCGATTGGCAGCAGGGGTGGCTGAAGGGATGACCCCTTCGGCCTTATCAAAGCCTCCCTTGGGTAATCCCTTTTTGGTACGGTTTCCCGAGTCCTTGAAGACAACCGGAACTCCTTCCTTCCACCACGGGTCCTCACTGGCTCCGTTGGCCATTACTGTGGTGCCGTCAGACAAGTTGACGACAAAAGGGAAATAGGTATTCCCTTGGCTTGATTCCCAGGGATCACCTAGGCGTTTTCTTGAGGTTATTGTGATCATGATATTAAAACGGGAGATCCACTCCCAAGTTAGGTTTAGGTTCTAGTGAAAAGGTTCGACGCTTAGTGTCAAACCATAAATCGCGGTATATTGTGACGCCATTTGCACGTTGTTTCGGAACGTACATTCGGCCATCAGGCATCTCATCAGAGACATCCTCTCCGGCCTCTACGGCTTTCTCCTTGGCCTTATTCCGCCATATCATGACGGCTGCATGGGCTGCCGCACCAATGCCTTGGCCACCCAATACATCCTCCAGCTCCGGCACTTGTCCAGACCCAGCTTTCTTGGCGTCGGCATGGCAGACCAAAAGAACAGTGACATCATTGTCGATGGCAAACTTAGCTGCATCCTTGGCGATTCGTTCCTGACCACTCCAATCATCCTTGGCTGCAATGTGCATGAGTGCATCTATGACAAACAAATCCACACCGTATCTACGATGTGCATACAGGAAGTCTTGGTGCAAACTCTCCCAGCTATTTGTTCCACCCTCTACGCCTTCGATAAACCACAGCCTATCCTGAAACTGTGTAAGATCAGATTGGATACTTTCCTCCTTTGGCATATGACCATTATGCATCCATAACATATTGAATAGCATGGACTTACTAGGTATCTCAAAGGAAGCAATGCAAGACCGTCGATCATTGTTAAGCATTTCATGCATACAACTCTGGTAAAGCCACTGACTTTTACCGTGTCCTGGGTATCCACCTACAATGGTTAGCTCTCCCTTCCGGAACCTGTATTTAAGTTCTGGAAACAAGAATGGGTTATGTTCATTCTCCTGTTGGTATCGACCAATCTCTTCAGCAAGTTCTGCTGCCATCCCATCGACTGGTTTGAGTGTCTTAGGATCATATGATTCGGCGTTCTCATAGAGAGGACCAAAGCCATCCCCTGCGAGCAGCAGATCGTTGAGATCATTGTGTGGAGACGGGACACGTAGACGCTTGCATCGAGTGATACCCAGACGTTTGGCAACATCATTGGCTGCCTTCTCTCCGGCTTCGTCATTATCGAAGCAGAGGTAGATGGTTTCGAATCGTTCGAGAGCTTCGTAATCATTCTCGATCCAGCCCATGTTTGAACACCCGCTTGGGACAGACAGCACAGGCATGTCGGCTCCCATATCATCGAGGGACATTGCATCTATCTCCCCCTCACAGATGGTGATCCGGTCTGCGGTATCATCAACAGTGGGCCATCCCCACAAGGTGGCATAGGCAGCCGTGGACCAGATGTCCTTCCTCCCCTTCTCACATTTATTCACACCCACAGACTTCAGCATCACATAGTCGCCATCGGGCGACACAAATTTGAATGCATAGAAATCTTGGTTGAAGCTGCTATTCCGGCTGTGGCTTCTCACCCCATATTTGCGGAGCGTGTTGGTGGATAGGCCACGGGTTTTGGTTAGATAATCCATCGCCCAAGATCCGGTGAGAGGCTTAATCTGCACCTTGGGTTCCTCCGGCTTGGGTGCAGCGGCCACGGTTTGGACATCCGTGATCCCCAACAATGCCTTTATTTCAGCCTGTGTTTCGTGGTAGTTGCCCACCTGCCGCATGACGAGTTTGAGGATGTTGGTAGACTCACCAGTGCTTTTATCCTTAGCAAGATAGACACCACCTCTGCCGGGATACACCCCTGTGGATTGGCCTTCGCTTCCATCCAAATCTCCCATGGCGTAGCTAGAGCCACGACGCTTGGCGTTCGGGAAATAGGTTTTCATGACAGCATCGATGTGCTGCGAGAGGTGTTTGTTTAGATCATCAGGCGTCATACTTCCGGTCCTCCCTAACCATTGCAGGTTTCCGGGCGAGTCGATCTTGACGGTCCTTTTCTCTAGCAGCTACCGCATCGAAATAATGGGTGCGAATATACCCAGCATCAGCCAAGGCATCCCATCCACCCGAGATGAATAGGTCGCAGTGTTCCCAGTTGGGATGTAGCATACATCCTGACTCGATGTAGCTTTCCAATATGAGCGAGCGGCCACTACGACCCCTCACTTCGAGCTTCCAGTCCTCGGGACTGTCGGCTGTTTTATTTAGTCGCACCACCTGACCGCACAGTAGGCGATCGGAGTGGGCGAAGGTTAGGTAGGTTCCAATATCCATTATTCTTTTTCTAATTTTGATTTTAGAGCGTTGTAGCTCTGGCGGTATTGCCGATCGGTAATCATGCGATCGGAGTGGTTCTGTACATGATAACTGATGGAAGATTTGTGCCTTTTGAGGAAACTTGAAACGTCTTCCTGTGATATACACATTTCGAGATGAAGTATGCTGGCAACCAGTCCTCTTACAGATGCCAATGGCTCGGAGCGACAATAATTCGTTAGATCATCGTACCTCACACCAAACACAGCCCTCGCGGCGGCCACCATTTCTTCCATTTGTTCTGTCCTTAACTCATGCATTTTGTAGATCATGTCTGCCAATAATATTTGTCTATTTCTTCCGACGGCACCAACCCAGGTCGGCGGTCATCCGTGATGTTTGATATCAAATCTGCATGGGTGCAAAGCACTTGCAAGGGTGAATTTGCCGTTTCTATCAGAGATCCCTGATTCCGGCGGGATCGAATGGGAAGTGTGATTTTCCTCAAAAACTCCTCACGCTCCTTGATTGGATCGAAGAACCAACCGTTTTTTAGTCTGCCAGGCAGAGGAATGCCATGTATCCTATGCATCCCAGCCCTCCTCCAATCCCTTTTCGGTGGACTCCTTAACGTGAGCGATGAGGTCTTCCTCATTCTCTTTGCACGATTGGATGCATGCCTTTCGTAGATCAACCAGTATTGGCGTCATCAACTCCACAGTGGCAGCCATGGCACTATCAGACATACCCTTCACTTCTATGTGGTTGATTGATTCCTCAAACATGCTGATCCCCACCAACACCCCATTTCGGATGTAGAGGTCGGATAGATTTGCGTCTACAAACTCACTCATTTTATTTTTTCTCCATTCTTGTTGAGCCAAACTACTACCGCTCGAGTTAATAGGTTATTCGTTACTTTCCGGGACAAATTTAGACCCATGTTTCGTGATTGCTCATTCATCAATTCGATGGCGTCGATCCAAGTGTATCCACACTCATGGTATTGGACAGCCACACGGATCAGATAGTCATAGTAAAGGTCAGTTTCAAACTCGCTCATTTAAAACTCCCTCCTAATGCGTTGAACAATTGGTCCACCTGCTCCGGAGTTGGCTCATTTTCCAGCCGTTCCAACTCCTCCATGTATAGGCGTTCCATCTTCGACGCCGCGTCCATCTCGGGAACGAAGTGTTGATAGGATGGAGGGTTGATCAAAAAGGACCCGCAGACGGCGGAGCCGAAAGCGTCAGACACCTCTGACGCTAAACCATTATCATTATTCTTACTGTTAGTCATATACTTATTATCTACTTTATTATGTTATTATGTTATATGTTGTACTATAGTATCATTCGCCTTGTACTATAGTACCAAGCGCGTACCTTTTTGAGAGGCGCATCTTCCGTGTGTGGTTGCGTCCCATTTTCTGGATGACGCCCCGCTTAACCAGTCGCCCAATCAAAACTTGGACGTAATGATCGGAGATCCCGATGTCCTCAGCAATACGCTGATTGGAGGCAAAACAGCCATCAGGCCACCCGCCGATATATCCGGCGAGTAGTGCCTCGGCTGGACCGAAGGATCCGTTTAGGAGTGTACTTGGAACCCAAATGCCTCGCATTCGATTCGGCCCTCCTCTTTCTCGATCCAATCCTCGGATATCATTTCAGAGGGTATAAGCTGCCCATTGAGACGTACGTCTATAATGGCAACATTCCCCTCCACTATTTCAAAATCGATCGACCATCGGTCGCCGTCTATTTCTGTGTAATGGTAAGTCATCCCCACCACACTAAGCACACTCCCCTATCTGTCAAATACCTACCTCCATTTTGTTATTTTACAGTAAAGCAGTGATGTCTAAGCACACTCCCCTAGCGGCTACGCCGGATGCTTGGATTTTTTCTGGCCATCCCGGCCTGACCCCGGCCCGGCTCCG